CGATCATTAAGACTTGCGCTGCAATGAATAATCTGAACGATATCGATAAAGAAAATAAAGACATAAAGAAATGGCTATAATCAGCGACAAGATGATCACAGCGCTCAACTTCCGCATCGAGCAGGAAGAACAGAGCTCAAGAATATACAAAGCCATGAGCACATGGTTGAACTTCAATGGATTTGTTGGAGCTGCGTCTCTGTTCAAGAAATACTCGGACGAGGAATTGACGCACGCAGACTGGGCGTATAAATATATGTCTGATCTGAACATACTGCCACAGGTGCCAGCTCAGAACAAGCCTACGACTGAGTTCAAAGGGCTGCCGCAGATCATAGCATTAGGCTTCCAGCACGAAGTGACCATAACAGAGCAGTGCAAATCACTGGCTGCTCAGGCTATGGCAGAGCAGGATCACATGACATATCAGTTGGCTTTAAAATATATCGATGAGCAGGTGGGCGAGCTTGGAAAGTTCCAGACGCTGTTGGACATGCTCAACTCTTTCGGTGCTACCGAGATGGCTCTCAAGCTTCTCGACACAACAATGGGAGGAATGTAACTATGAACGACAAATTCAATTTCTTTGTACCCTTAGATGATGCGGTCATCGAGAAGGCTGCGAAAGCCCCTATCGAGAGTCGTTATAAGAATATGGTGCTTGAAGGCAGAGCGTCTGACGGATCGAAAGATATCGATGACGAGATTTTAGAACCCTCGGGATATGTAGTAGACTACTTCCTCAAAGCTGGATATGCCAACTACGAACACTTAGCTAAGAAATCTCCTAAGTTTTTGATTGGTACTCCTACCGAAGCAAAAATAAAGGACAATGAGTTCCACGTGAAAGTGAAGCTGTGGGAGAACTCTCCAATAGCTCGCGACATCTGGGACAAGATCATAGAGATGAAAGAAGGCGGAGTGAACCGGCTGCCGGGATGGAGCATAGAGGGTAAGAGCTTAGCTCGCGACCCTATGAATCCTAAAAGAATTACCAAAGCTCTTATCACAGGAGTTGCGCTGACATTCAGTCCTGTCAACCAGAATACTTTCGCAGATATCGCAAAGGGCAATCAGTCTTCCGACTACGTTGATGAAGTCTACGAAGTAGACACTGAGGAAGTTCCTTTCATCTTCGAGTTCGAGAAAGACGGAAAGAAGTACAGAGTAGGTAAAGACTTCAAAGTATTCGAAGTGATCGCCAAGGCGATGGACACAGCAGCTGTGAAGCCTATGACTCCCGAGTCGTTGGAGGGCAAGACAAAAAATATTGCGCTGATGGATATAAAAAAAGCTCTCGATAATGTGCTCAGTAACAAACAACTGAGAGAGAGTTGTCCAGATCTCGTAGAAAAAGTTAGAAAAAAGATGCTCTGCTAATGAGAAAAATTTTTTTGTTTCACAGAGTGGTTATAATTTTATAGCTCCAGATTAATCTAAATTAGAAACAAATTCACACCATGGAAAATACAGCAAAAATGACACCAGAAGAACTTGAGGATCTGAGAAAGTCTCTGACGACTCTGGGAATGAGTGATGAAGAAGTTGAGGGTTATATTGAGAAAGCCATGAAAGGCGAGCACAGCGACTCAGAACTCACTGTAGAGGACAAAGCGAAGAAAGATGGTGAAGTGAAAGAGAACGATGAACCTGCTGAGAAAAAGAAAGAAGGAGAAGAACCTGCCGAAGACCTTGAGAAAGCTTGCGGAGATCTGAAAGCCAAGAAGGCTGAGATCGAGAAGGCTATCGCCGACATCGAGGAGAAGATGGGAAAGAAGAGAGAAGAACCGATCGAGAAATCACTCACCGACGACATCTCAAAATCGATGATCGAAGACATCCAGAAATCCCTGGGCGAGCGTATCGATGACATTCAGAAGTCATTTGACGACCGCGTGATTGAGATCAGCAAATCTCTCACCGATGAGTTCGCCGGAAAAGTTGGAGAACTGAATACCATTATAAAAGGGCTCCAAGAGGACATCAAGAAGATCGGCGACACCCCTTTGGGCACCAAGTCGGTGTTCACGAAAGCCAATTTCTTCGAGAAAGGTGTCGAAGATGACATCGAACACAAAGAAGCAACTGAGCTCTCGATCACCAAAGACAAAGAGGACATCCTCAAAGCAATGGAAGATGTGCTCAGCAAAGAGACAGATCCCAATGCCATCAAAATGCTGAACGATGGCATCAGTGACTATACAGTTAATACGGTGCCTACCAACCATGGCATCCGTGCCCTGGCCTACGTATCCCGTAAAAAGAATATCACATTAGGACAGTAGTATTTCGTTAGTTTTACCCTAAATTCAATCAAAATGTTTGACATCCACGAACAATTAGGCAAGAACGCTGAGAATTTCTCTGACGAGGATATCATCAAAGCGATCATTGCGGGGAGCCAGACTGGACGTGATCTGACGGATACTTTGTCCAGTGGTCCTTCTCTTAAGCCGGAATCGCTTGACCCTGTGGTCAAAGTTCTGGAAAACAAAGAAAACCACATCGTACTGTGGAAAATGTTTCCGAAGAAATCTGTGTACAATACCGTACACGAGTACAACCAGTTGAAAAGCTACGGTGCCGACGTAGGCATCTTCATGAACGAAGGCGAGAGCCCGGAACAGACTGACTCTGTTTACAGACGTAAAGCTGCTCTGGTGAAATATGCCGGACTCCAGGGAGAACTGACTCAGCAGGCTATGCTGGTTCGTCAGGCTGACGGAAAAGACCCGTACACACGTGAGGTCGAGAACAAGACTCTGAAGCTGTTGACCCAGCTCGATGCCAAGTTATCATCCTCCGACTCTGCCCTCGTTCCTCAGGAATTTGATGGCGTTCTGAAACAGCACTTCGCTGGTGTTCTGGACATCTACGGCGTAACAACCGGTCTTGACACATACATGAATGACCCGGCAAACATCGACGTCCGCGGCAAGGCTCTCAAAGATTCAAACGTAGAAGACGCAGTTCAAGCTGTTGTCAACGATCGTTTCGGCGAAGCCACCAAGATCATCAGCAACCCTGTCGTATTCAACGACTATGTGAAACGTTTCCATGAGTCCAAGAGAGTTATGGTCAACGCTCCCACATCTGCAACTGAAGGCGCCACCATGGGCCAGAAAGTAAACGACATCATGACCCAGTTCGGGAAGATCGATGTTGTTAATGACATCTTCTGGGATCGCAAGACTCCTAAAGCCTACAACGCCGCAGCTACCAGCTCGAAAGCCCCCGCAGCTCCGACCGCAGTGAACAACACTTCACTGACCATTGTATCTGCTGATACATCTACCAAATTTACCGATGGTGCCGGCGGATATTTCTACGGAGTAACTGCTAGCAACCAGTACGGTGAGTCCGCAATGACCACCTGCAACACCACCATCAAAGCTATCGGCGCTACTGAATCACTGGACATCGTCTTCGCAGCCGGAGCAGGAACCTACGCAGCCACCAAGTACACCATCTATCGCACCATCAAGGACACTGCAGTGTACACTACAGCCAAGTACTATCCTATCATCGAAGTAGCTGCCGCAACTTGGTCAGCTTCTGGTTATGATGGAGGCGCAGCCGCTACCGTACGCGATCGCAACAGGACTCTTCCCAACACTCACGTAGCGATCGTTCTCGATCCTTCCGTTGATATGTGGGAATATATCCAGCTCGCAGCTACCATGAAGATCGACTTTGCTATCACCACTCTGGCCCGCCGGTTCGCAGTTGTGAACTACGGTACTCCAGTACTCTACATGCCCGGCAAGATGAGCGTTATCCACAACATCGGACGCGATCTCACAGCCTAAGCAACATCACCTGATTTGTAATCATAAAGGGAGGGGTAGAAACTCCTCCCTTTCTTTTTAAAACGTAAAACTTATTTTGAAATGGCAAAAGCAAAAGTTCAAACAGTAAAAGCATCCAATTTCGGTCATACGATTGATTTCGGAGGATTAGAATTAACGTTCGATAAACTCGGCTTCGCAGAGGTTGAGTCACAGGAAGTAGCAGAAGCTCTGGCTCTGAACTACGGAGGATGGTTGTACGCCGGTGAGAAACCGAAAGAGAAGAATCGCCCTGCGATGTCTGACGAAGCGCTCGATCTGCAGAAGGATATTATTAAACTCGAGGAGAAGATCGTAGACAAAGACGCTACAATCGCAGCCGTAACCAAAGAAGCGGCAGACTGGAAAGCGCTGATCGATCAGTACAAAGAGACCGCCGAGAACGCAGTAGCAGAGCTCGAGGGATTCAAAACGCAGACCGATAAACAGATCAAAGAGCTCGAACTGAAAGCACAGCTCAACAGCAAGAACGTGAAAGAGCTCACAGATTTCTGCATCACGCTCGAAATTCCCGAAGAACGATACAAAGGCAAGAAGAAAGACGAACTGGTAACGATCATCTTGGACGAAAGCCGCAATAAATAAACCGCTATGCCGACTATAACATACGAGGTAAAGTATCGTAAGAACGAAGGTCTGGTCATCTCTCCCGAAGAGCTGACCAGCCTTTATTTCTACGGCATCAATACGAGAGCCAAGGACGGGTCCGAGATATCGAACGACACGATCCGTATGTACATCATGGCGGCTCAGCAGGAGATCGAGAAATACTTGGAGATCAGGTTCAACAAGCAGTTCGTCGAACACACGCAGACTTATTTCAAAGACGATTACTGGGGAGGATTTCCTATTCTTCCTGTGAAGCTACCCGTCACAAAAGCATTGTCATTCATCGGGTTCTTGAACGGAGTAGAGCAGATCAAATATCCTCTTGACTGGCTGAATATAAAACGCGATAACGAAGGTCATTATTACAAAAAGATCCACCTCATTCCTACGGGTTCTACGACCAGCCGTGCCAACGCAGATATAATCCTAACTGGTATTACCGCCTATCTCGGATTGACCAGCTATGGTCAGGTGCCCAACTATTTCAACGTTCAGTATGTTACAGGTTTCGATTACGATAAGGTGCCTGTAGATCTCATGAACGTTGTTGGGAAGATGGCTGCCATCTCGGTGTTCGCAATGCTTGGAGACATCATCTTAGGCTCGCCGGGCATCACTGGAATATCGTTGGGTATGGATGGATTGTCTCAGAGCATCAACTCAACGATGTCGACAGGTAACCATGGTTACTCGGCTCGCTGTAAACAGTACGCCGCTGAGATCGAAGCCACGATAAAGAAATTGAGGTTGTTCTATAAATCATTCAATATCTCAGCTCTGTAAAGATGAGTATCCGCACACAGACTCCTCCCGACGTATCTAGCTATCCCAAAGTAAACATATTCAACAGGGATGACTTTAACTCTGCTCTGTGGGAGAACGGATTTTCCGTCGATCATTACGAGGCAGTCGCATGTCCCTGCAAGGGAACGAGCGCGGATCACAAGTCTGATTGCAGCAATTGTCTCGGAACTGGCTGGGTGTTTGTTAACCCGATCAACACGAAAGCGTTCATCACTTCTATCAACCGCACAACGAAATACAAGGACTGGTCACCAGAGATGATCGGCACGATAGCTGTCACTCTGATGAACAGCAACAAGATCGGCTTCATGGACAAGCTGGTCATGAAGAAACACTACGGCATGATGAGCGAGACTCTCACTGTCCGCACGAACACTCACACTAATCCTACATATCAGAGATTCGCATTCGCCACGTATGGCATCACAGAGATCCGCAGCCTATTCGTATTCAATGGCTCATCTAACGCATTGGTGAAGCTCGCTGCTGCAGACTACCGCGTCAATCCTACGAACAACTACGTCATCGATATTAAGAGCGCTAATCTACCCGCGGGCTTCAACGGGAAAGTGAGCGTATCGTATCGCCACTATATGACCTATCAGATTATAGATATTCCACATGATCTTAGAATTACAAAAGAATACAATAATAATGGTAAGCGCGAAACTCAGGAGATGCCAGTTCAAGCTATAGCTCGGAAATCTCAGTATGAGATGGGAAAAGCTTCTGATTATGAAGGAACAAATATTCAAGATAATTCGTACTTATAATAACACTCAATCATGGACCTCAGGACAAAAATAAGAGAGCAGCAGCTCAGAGATAAGATTCAGGTGATCGGCAGCGTTC